CGAGTGGTTTAAGGAGCTGGTCTTGAAAACCAGTGACTCCGCAAGGGGCCGTGGGTTCGAATCCCACCCTCTCCGCCACCAATACATATAACTATCACGGATTACAACAAATTGTAACGAACTATAACAAACATAGTAAGAATAAAGGTTTATAATGGTATTGTGGAATTGAAATTATAACGAATTGTAACGAATTATAACACAATTTTGCCACCATTTTGCCCCCAAAAGAATAAAATAATTTGCCCCCATTGCATGCAGTATGTAATGGGGGCATTTTTCTATTTATGACTAATAGCAGATCCAATTTTATTAATAGCATTATTCAATTCTGATTTCATTTCATCAGTAACATGTGTGTAAACTGCTAATGTAGTACGTGGTTCATTATGGCCCACACGTTCCATGATTGCTTTTAATGGTACATTAGCCTCTGCTAGAAATGAAATATGTGTATGTCTAAATGTATGTGAACTGATTGGTTTATGAAAATCAACTTTCTTTAATATTTTATTTACAAAATGTACATCAAATGGATAACCACCATCTGTTACAAAGATGTAATCATTTTTTGCAAAACGAGGTTTCCATAATCGTTTTGATTTATTCATGGTAATAAAATGATTAATTATTTGTTTGGCTCTAGCATCTAAAGATACCTTTCTAATTGAATAGATATTTTTAGGAGATGATCTAATGGCCTCGCTTTTTAAACTCCCATAAGAAGATAGTGAGGCATTTACATCAATTTCTGATTTTTTATCATCATAATCTTGAACACGTAATGCTACCATTTCACCAAAGCGTAAACCTGTTAAGGATTGAAATTCACACAAGAGAGCAATAGTTGGATTGATAGCATCTAATTTATTAAGTAATAATTTTAGTTCTTTTTGTGTTAAGAATTTATCTCGTTGTCGTTGCACTTTTTCTACATTCAGTACAGGTTTTTGAAGTTCTAGATTATCGAAAAAAGAAATATCATGGATAAACTCCATACGACGAGCATATTTGAAAGATTGGCGAAGTAAACTAAAGATAGCTTTCGTATAGGAGTAAGAGCGATTTAAAGAAATAGAATCCAAAGCGTTTTGCAATATATATGTGTTTATATTGCCTATAAGGATATCTGAGGGTATAATTTCTAAAATCTTATTTTTATAGATCCTGTAATTGCGTTGAGTAGCTGGCTTCCTAAATGATTGCTTAGACTCAAGATATTTAGTAAGCAATGTATCTAAAGTCATTTCCATAGCAACATTAGTGTTAGTTGCCTTATTAATTAATGCTTGTAATTCAATCTGTGCAGCCTTATGTGCTTGTCTGCTATTTGTTGCATATGTAACAGATACACGTTTTATCTTGCCACTATATGGGCAAGTATATCGCTCCAAAAATCTATAACGAGTTTGTCCGTCTTTTGTAGTTCGTGTTTCAACCCACATATAAACATCTCCTAGGCTAAAAATGGTATAGTAAATAAGCCTTAGATGTATAGTATAATATAAATATGCGGTGTCTCTAAGGCATCAAGCCTCTATCCAGTAGTAGCTAGATAGGGGCTTTTTTATTTTGTCTAATATTTTTCTGTATATTGGACTATTAAAAAATATAGTCCAATATAATGAGATATATTGGACTATAAAAATATATAGTCTAAAAAAAATTAAAATATTAGACTTAACTATCTATAATACTTAATAATTTTGGACAAATAAATGTTCTGTTTTTAGCTTTATCTGAACTGTAAATACAGTTTGCTTACTAGCATTGATTTCTTCGATAAGTTGTTTACTTGTAAATATAGGATGCTGAAAAATAAAGTCTAAAATCGGAATGAAGTAATATGATTTTATAGAATCACCTAAAGATTTAAACTGTTCATATAAAGATAAAATATTCAAAGCTTTCTTGGTATTGTTATGAGATTCAGCAATTATGCCACTTAGGAAAAAATAAATCCAAGATACCCAGTTATTATTTTTAGAAATATTGGCTAAATTATGAATATACTCATCACGATTACGTTCAAAATAAGAGCTCATGTAGAATATGGGAGATGGAATAATTCCACGATAATAAAAGAATAGAGGAATTAGCAATCTGCCTATACGTCCATTACCATCTTCAAATGGATGAATCATTTCAAATTGTGCATGAATAATAGCTGCTTGAATTAATGGATTTATCTCATCATGGTGGAAATACATTTCTAGATTAGACATATAAGAATCTGTTAGTTGTGGAGAAACAGGTGTATAAGAAATAAAATCATATCCACCAATATAGTTTTGTAGTTTTTTAAAAGCACCAGGATGTTTTGTAGACCCACGAACATTATCTAGGAGAATGGCATGCATTTCTTTAATAATTTTTATTGTTAATGGTTCTTTACTATTAGGATTTGATAATTGATTATATGGTGAAATAGTATCTAATGCATGTTTTAATGCAGAACGATAATTTAGAATTTCTTTTAACTCATCATCTTGAATATCAGTTTGGTTACCAGCTTCATGATTAAGAATATCTTCAAGCGTTGCGTGAGTGCCTTCTAATTTAGAAGATAAAACGGCCTCTTGTGTAGTGATAGGTGATAAAAGCAAAACAGGATTCGGCGTATTAACTAAAAAGCCTTTATATTCACCTAAAGCCATATTTGCCTCGGAAGATAGTTTAATTAATTCAGGAGTGAGTAAATTAAAAGTATCAAAAGGTAAACGTTCAGGCTCATATGGTGGCGGTGCGGATCTACGCAATTCTATAAGCCTTTCATCAGTAATATTAGACATAAAAGTTATCTCCTAAAAAAATAAGCAACCATAAGTAAACAGTAATTATTATAAAACATGATGATAGAAATCTATTTCATCTAAGACATCATCTGTAAGTTCTTTGCGCCTTACCATATGTTCAATTAAATTAACATGATGATCTATATGAAAATCATCATTAATGATATGCAGCAATTCATGTTTTACTTCATTACGCATATCTTCAACAGACATATTCTTACGAATATAAATATTGTGAACACCATCATCTTCCCCAGTAGATGAAATAGCTTTCACAGATGGAATATCACACTCAATAATATTAACAATCAAATTAACATCTCCCTATGTATCGTTAATTTCGCTTCTTTTTCATTGTAGACGCAGTAAGTTTGTCGAAGTCAGACTCAAACTCTCGATCCTGAATAATTCGATATTTTTTAAACTCTTCTTTAGCTAAGTTATCTGCTACTTTCTTTGATATCTTACCTGCATTGGATAAAACATCGTATTCATTAAACTGTAAGAAACCATCTAATCTATACGCCCAATCATCCATTGACATAAGGTTTTGACGCCTTGCTTGGTTTTCAGCATAGTCTAGGAACATGCTTACAATATTATTGAGCTCGGATATTTCTTCTTGTAAAAGATAATTTTTAGCTATAACTACATCTGTACTTATAATTTTGCCATCTGGAGCATCTTTCCATGTGGTTAAGCCCATGTGTAGCTTGTTATGGTCTGCACGTTCAGCGATGATTTCAGCAGCAGTTTTATTGGTAATAGCCCAATGCAATTTATTTTGAATAGTAGCATAAAATTGCTTAGCTTCAATACTATCTTTGTCGTAGTCAAAACTACATTGTGCAAAAATATCGGTAATCTTCTGATAAAATCTTCGTTCCGATGCACGAATTTCTTTAATACGAGCTAATAATTCATCAAAATAATCCTTACCGAATTGGCGACCATTTTTCAGCATGTCATCATTAAGCACAAAGCCTTTGACAATATATTCTTTTAGCGTATTTGTAGCCCATATTCTGAATTTAGTAGCTTCCTTGCTATTTACTCTGTATCCAACAGCAATAATAGCATCTAAATTATAGAACATTACCTGGTAGGTTTTTCCATCATCTGCAGTATGTGCAATTTTTGCACATACTGAATTTTCATCTAATTCTTGCTCGGCAAAAATATTTTTAAAATGCTTGCTTATTACAGTCCTATCTACTCTAAATAGTAGTGCAATATCTTTTTGCGACATCCAGAATGTATCGTCTTTAAAAAGAACGTTTGTTGTGATGTTTTCATTATCTGATTGATATACGATTACATTGCCTTGTGGGGCAATGCCATCAGGAAAAAAGAAAAACATATAATCTTCACCTCCTACTATTTATATATAACGTATTATTTATTATGTTTTAATTTTAAAAGTTCAATATATTCAACTGCTTTTTCCATATCTTCTTTGGAAATGCCACGTGATGCGGAGAATAACATACGCATCTCTGGACGTGTACGAAGCATTTCTGCATATTCTGCAGTGTCTTTATTTAAATAATAATCTTCACCTGTAGACTGGGTTAAAAACTCCATTTGCTCTGTAGTAATACCAAGCCCTTTACAAATTTTAATTACATTGTCAATTGATGCACCGCCTACATTTTGCAAGATAGAGCGCAATGTACTATATGGCATATCAATTCTTTGGGCAAACCCTTTAACAGTATCAATTTCCGCTATGCGTGCTTTTAAGAATTCTTCTCTTGTCATAGTTAAACTCCTCTATATATTAACTATATATACATATACTAACATTTATAAAACGAAATATCAACATTTAAAAACGAAATATCATATATAAACAGGAGTTAAACGAAATATCACATAATTTAAATTGGACAAATGCGAAATATCGCACTATAATAAAAGCATAGTTAATGCGAAATATCGCACCGATAAAAAGGAGGTGAAAAATATGTATGCTAATTTATTGGCAGAAATTGCAAGAAAAGGGTGGAATAAAAAAGTATTAGCAAAAACACTAAAGTGGAGATATGCAACATTAATCGACAAATTAAATGGGAAATATCCAATTACACTTGAGGAAGCGTTAGAGATTAAAGATACATTAGGCACAGATTTGCCAGTAGAAATTCTTTTTTTAAAGCAATAACACGAAATATCGCACTTTTATATAAAGAGGTGAAATCAAATGGAAAAATAAAAAGCCACTAACAAAAGTTAGTGGCAATAGATAGGATATTGGGCGCTCGTGG